GTCGTCGTCGATGATCTCTTCCATGCCGGCGACGAAGTCGCCCCAGATCCCGCCCTGGTTCTGCGCGGTCGTGCCGAGCGCGACCGCCTTCGAGGTGGCGGCCAGGTAGTCGGCGAAGGGGCCGCCGCCGCCCTTCATGTTCTTGCCGTGAATCGTGGCCATGTCGAAGGCGCGGGCGAACGCGGTCGGCAGGTCGCGCTGCAGCTGCGTCCACAGGCCGGCCGCGTTGGACTGGGCGACCTCCATCGACACGGGGATGAGGACGGCGACCTTCTTGCCGCTCATCTGCTTGACCTCGGTGCCGCCCGAGCTCAGCGGCTTGCGGCCGCCCTCGGACACCCAGTCCGCCGTCGGCACGTCCAGCGGCACCGGAACTGCGGTGTTCGCCGTCATCGACAGCGGCACCCGCCGGGCCAGCGACATGACCGCGCTGCTCTCGACGGACTTCTCGAAGATGGGGCCGACCAGCGTCTCCGGCAGGAAGACCGGATCGACGGCGGACAGCTTGATCGGATTGGTGGCTGCCATCGCAGGCTACCTTTCTCAGCGACCCTTCAGGCCCTGACTCATGAACTCGGCGAACACGTTCGCCGGATCGGTGGGGGTGCGGTTGCCGTTGCCCGACGAGCCCTGCGTGCGGTCCGGCGCCGGTCGGCGGGGACCCTCGACCGGCTTCGCCCAGTGCGGCTTGCGCTGCAGCAGGTCTTCCAGATCGGCCTGGATGCGGCCCTCGTCGATCGCGCCGGACTCGTCGACGTAAGCCGACGGGTCCAGGGCTCCAGCCGCGTCCGTCGGGTCCGCGAAGGTGGTGGCGGCGAGCGCCTCGACCTTGGCCGTGACCGCGACACGGGTAGCGCTGGCGGAACGCTCACGCTCGGCGGTGAGCTGCTCGGTGAGCCGCTCCGCCTCCGACTTCTGCGCGTCCTCCAGCGCCTTCGCCTTGGCGGCCAGGGGCTCCAGCTCCCGCACCTTCGTGCGGTGGCCGGCGTTCTCCCGCCGGAGCTTCTCGATCTCCTTGCGGGCCGCCTCGGGGTCCGCCCAGGGGTCCGTCTTGCTGTCCCCTTCGGGGGACGCGTTCGGCTCCTGCGGCTCTTCGGTCTGCTCGACCTCGGTCTCTTCGGGCATGACTGTTTCGCCCTCCTGGGGCTGAGAAAGGCCACCTCCAGGGCGGCCGGGTTACTGAGTGGAGCCCGGCAGCGGATTGCTGTCGTGCTCGGCCAGCGCACGCCGGAAAAGGCGGAGCTGGTCGCCCGGGTGGCCCGCCGCGTACTCCTGGTACAGGCGATCCCACTCGGCAGCATGAGAGGACAGCTCGAAACGCTGCCCACGGAAGACGGGGACGATCACGCAGTGGCAGTTGTCGTGGAACTTCACGACCGAGTCGTCTCCGGAGAACTGCTCGTTCGCGTCACGGCCGGCGCGGCCCGCGTCCTTGTAGACGGCGCCACGTGAGGCCATGAGCTTGCAGAAAGAGCAGGCTCCCAAAGCTGCGGCCCGCGCATAGGCGACCGCGCCGCGGTCGCGGTCGGCGGACTCCCGCATCGTCGCCCTGGCCCGGTCCGCGACCAGCTTCTGGGCAACGCCCTCCGCGCGGGCCTGAGCAGCCGCGAGGCGGACATCGAACGGCTCCTGCTCCTCCTCGGTCGGCCACAAGTCCGCCGTGGCCCACCTCAGACTTTCCTCGACCTGTTCCTCGGGAGCGTCGGCTGCCGGCCGGGCGTCGAAAGACCCCGCCACATCTGCCGTCAGCCGCTGCCGCTCGTAGGAGTCGGCGGCCAGTGTCGCGGCCGCCGCCCCGTACCTGTCGATCAGCGCGGCGACCGCCGCCCGCCACAACCCCAGGGACGCCTCCAGGCTGCTCGGAACAATCAGCCTCTGGAGGCGGTTCAGGTCGCGCACCATGAGGCGGGTCAGCAGTGCCTGGCGAGCGCGGTCCCGGGCTGCTGCGGGAGCAGCGTCAGAGACCGTCGTCGCCATCGGGTTCCTCCGGCTCGCCCGCGGAGGCGCCCGAGGACTGCAACAGGCGGTCCATCAACGCCGCGCCCTGAGCACGGCGCCGGTCCGCTCGAACTCGCCTCCGCTGGTCTTCGGTCAGACCCGCCATCTCCAGTGCCACGTCCGAGTCGGCGGGGATGATGCCCCCCTGAACCAGCTTGACGGTGGCATCTGTCTGGGCCGCCAACGTCGGCGTTGCCGGATTGCGCCACACGCACTCAATGCGACGCTCCTTCGGAGGCGGTTCCCCGTTCTGGAACCACAGCGCGAGCCGCATCGAGTCCCGGTGCGTCACCGAGAAGCGCCGGATCCTGCGCTCCGCCTTCTTGATCTGCCGGTTGTCGGCGTAGCGGATCGCATCTGCGGACGCCGGATTGTCGCTGCTGTACCCCAGAACATGCGGGGCAACCGAAAGCTGCGATGCCATGATCCGCGCGTACAGATCGATGATCTTCGTCTGGCCCGACGGGTCGTGCGAGGAGAACTGTCCAACCTCCGGAACGTTGCCGTCCTCGTCCCGCTCCAGCGCCAAGACACGGCCGATGTACGTCTCCCAGGCGCTCTTCGTGTTGCCCTCGGCGTCCTGGAACGCGCTCTCGGACGCTCCCAGGATGTACCGGGCCGGCGCCCCGAAGAACTCGCTGGCTACCTCAATGCCCATCAGCCGTCGGCAAGCCGCGTCCGTGATGGACATGACCTCCGAGGTGATCTCGCTCTTGCCGACACGGTCCGCGGTGCGCTGCCGGTTCGCCATCCGCAGCACCGGAGGCACCCCCAGGCGGTGCTGGTCGCGGTCGATGACCTCCCAGCCGCCATTCGCCTCGACCGCGAAGATCGTCTCGTTCGGCATGTAGAGGGTGATCAGCCGCTCCTCCGGCGCCAACCCGTACCCGAACTGGTCCAGCGACTCCCGCAGTGCGAAACGAGGGATCCGCAGCCGGGCGTCCCAGTCGAGCGTCATGTCGAGCGGTGACTCGTAGGTGATCAGCGGCGGGAGATCCGGGTCGTCCGACGAGCCCACCGTCACGTACTCGCGGCCGTAGGTCAGCGCATCAAGATGCGCCAAGCTCGACTCGTCGAACAAGTCGTTGGCCTCGGCGATCTCCTCAAGGTCCGAGGAGTCCGAGCCGTCCGCCCAGCGGAACGCCTCCAGATCGAGACGCTCCTCCAGCGACTCGATACCGGTCCTAGGCCAGCCGATCACCGTATGCAAGCCCTTGAGTTGCGGCGGGATCGAGATCCCGAGGTCCCGGATCAGCTGCTCACCGTTGAAGTACGCGTCCAACAGCTCCAGCTTGAACCGCTGGCTGAACAGGTCCGAGCGCAGCATCGTCAGGATCTGGAGCTCTTCGTCCGACAGGCCCACCAAAGGCAGGGTGGGGATCGTCATCGCAGCACCACCACCCTTCCGCCGCGAGCCGACTTCTTCTTACCGAGGCCCTTGGCGACGGCGTCGACCCTGCACTGCCATGCCAGAACTGCGGCAACGGCGGCATCGATCTTCCGGGGGGACTCCGGGTGCTCCTTCGCGATCTGAATGCCACTCCGGGATTCCCGTCGGCGAGCGTTGAGGATGTGCCTGGTCAGGACACTCGAACTGTCGTGGGTCAGTTCGCCGTCCACAACCGAGCTGCGGAACTTCTCCAGCGCGCGAACGATCAAGTTCGACCGGCCTCCCGTCATCCACCATTCGATTGGATGCTGCAGAGACGACTTCACCTTCAGCCGGCGTCCGTGTTTTGCCTCCCAGGTCGCCACGTGCGATTCCCACTTGGCTGGGTCGGCGTACATGCCCACCACCCGGTAGGACTTGAACGCGCCCTCGACAGCAGCCAGCACCTCCACCGTCGGCACCTGCCAGTCCTGGCCGAACGGCCCATCCGGCTGCTCCCAGCACCCCAACAGGAACAGATGGCCATCCGATACGCGGCAGCCCACCAGAGCTGTCGCGTCGGTCACGCCGCGAGAGCGTCGGCGGGAACCGTCGAACCCGAGCACGATCTCTTCGTTCTGGCTGACCACCTTGTCGGCAGCCGCAACGCCTGCCCACTCGGGCTGCGAGATCCACGAGTCGGAGGCGTGCGTGATCTGGTTCAGGAAGTCGGCCCGGGCGGTCTGAGGGTCTGTGCTTGGGTCCCAGATCGTTGCCACCAGCGTGTCCAGATCGACATGTCCGCCGTTACGATCCGCCGAGTCCCCGTAGGTGTAGGTCAGGCCAGCCAGCAGGGACTGCCGATCCGCCATGTCCGTCTCCGGCGGCGCCTCACGGTGGTCGTAGAAGAGACCGTCGTCACGAGCGCGCCCCTCGCGGATCTTCGCCCAGAATGCGGCCGACTCCTCAGCGACACTTCCCTCGCCCGGGATGAAAGCGTTGGGCGACTCGATCGTCGTGCCGCCGACCTTCGCCGCATTGATCCGCATGGTCTCGGCTAGCCGGTTGCCCCGGTTGGACCTGACCCACTCCTCGGTCTGGTCGAGCACAGCGAAGACAGGCTTGTTGCCCTTGACTGTCCGAGCCGATGACGTGATCGGTTCGATGCGTCCGCGAGGCAAGTTCACGAACGTATCCAGCGGCTCTAGGCCGGGATAGGCGTCGAGCACCGGCCCCTGGAGCATCTCCAGGAGTGGAATCCAGGTGTTCTTCGTCTGCGTCTCGCTGACAGCCGCGATTTGCACAAGGGGAGTACGGACCTCGGCCCACGGCTTGCCAACCGGCTGCCCCTCGGCATCCCAACCATCCGGCACGACGGGGCCTAGCGCCTCGACGATCGCCAGTGCCGCAAGGAAGGGTGACTTGCCCCAGCCGCGAGGCCGGCTGATGACGCCCCGGCGGAAGCGGCGCTTGCCTGTATGCGGATTGAGCTCGTAGTAGCGGAGTACGAAATCCTCTTGCTCCGGGTACAAAAGGAAAGGCTCATAGTCCCCCCGGTCCGGAGCTGCCAGCATCTCCGAAATCCAGTCGATGACTTCGTAGCCCAGCGTCGGAACGGCTCCCGGCTCGGGCGGGATCCACGGCATTAGTCGCCCTCCGCCGTGGGAGGCGGCAGTGCGTGCAGCACGCCGCGGCGCTGGCGGGCGGAGCCACCACCCTCAGGGCGCTTGCTATCTGCCTCGTCGGCCTGTGCAAACTGCATTCGCAGCCGGGCCCGGTCCTCGGGCGTCGCGCCGAATTTGGCCACCCGCAACCGCAGCTCACCGGCCGCGGACATCTCTCCCGACCACAGCCGGGCATGGACAACCGCCGTATCGAGGAGGAAGTCCCAGTCCGTCGAGGAGAAGTGCTCCGCCTGCGGCGATGCCTTCCACATCTCCCACCAGTCCAGGGTGCGGGCCGGCCAGGCGTACTCGACGAGCTCGCCGTCCTTCATCACCGACAGAGTTGGCAGGTCTGGAGGCTCGGCCTGCTCAAAGCGGAGGACGGTCTGCGCCACCGGGTCTTTGTTTGCCCGCGCCCGCCTTGATGGATCCTTCGGCTGGGGGCCCCGACCGGCCATGACGCCCCCTCTCCCGCTACAACAGTGCCGCAATCCGAGCAACCGCATCCGGCAGCTCGGCAAGTTCAAGAGGCGTCCCGGGAACCCGGTCGCCCACGATCATGTATCTGCGGTCCGAGTACACCTCGATCGCCACATCCCGACGGCGGATACGGCGCCCGGCCGGAACCTCCCCGCGGAACCACAGGTGTAGGCCGGTACCCGACCGGCCGCGCTCCATGTACGTCGCCGGCAGGGCATCAACAATCCGTTGCGCCCACGGCAGCACCCGGTCACCCTCGACCGCATGGTCCAGGTCGATCACGACGATCCGGTCGTGGGCCGTCAGAACGAACCCGGCGCCCTCACCCGCGGTCGCCCCAGCGGCGGCTGCATAGTCGGACCAAGAGGACGGGTCGTTGACCGAGGCGAACCGGCCGTCCACCCGCAGCGGCACCTTCCGAGAGGAGTACCGCACCCAGCGGGCCCGAGACGACAGCTCGACCGGGACCCGGGCCGCCTGCTCAACCGCTATCCGATCCCGCTCGGTGCGCTGCCGCTCGCGGTACGCGGCCTGCCTGCACGCCGAAGAAC